TTATAATCAAATGGATTAAAACCAATTGCCAAAGTATCTAAAACAACTTTCTTAAAGTTAAATTCATGCGCACCAGTTGGCGAGTATTGGAACATAATTTTAGATTGTTGCGGGTCTGTTCCAGCTTGTAATTTAAATGTAGTTTTTGAGCTGTAACCAGTATCAAATCCTTTTAAGTAATCTCCAGAAGCATCTTCTGTTAACAATGTACCTTTTTCAGTACATAAGATTAAATTCCAGTTTCTTTCAGCTAATTTACTCAAGTTGTTATCGAAGCAAGTTGAACGGTCATAAATGAATGAAAATTCAGGCTTACCAGCTCTAATATCTGATTTAATGCCTAATGAGCTTGTTGCAGTTTCGTTTTCGGGTGTTGTTTGCTCAAAATTGAATACTTGACCAAGTGGAACAATATCGCCCGACAAAATATAGTTGTTATAAGCAGTTTGGAATGCTGCATTTGTCATAGTTTTTGCAAACTTAACATTCTTTGATGTTGGGATAACTCCGTAAACATCGCCTAACGATTTTAAATCGCAATCGGAAAGTCCTAAACCTAAAACCTCGTTTAAGATACAAGCCGAAATATAAGTGTTTAACATAATTTCTTTTTTTTAATTAATTAATATACAATTTGGATTAATATCCATATTTAAAAATAATATTCGCGCGTCAACTGTTTGAATAGTTACGCTTTTTTGCTTTGTCGTGTTACTCGATGAAAAGTCAACTGTATTAGCTTGAACTCCGTAGTTCGGTTCGTCAATGTATTGTATTCCAAAACGCGCGTCTTTTAAATTAACAAAATTATTTGCTTTTAATACTGAATTGACCTTGTCATATAGCGGTATTAAATAAGGTTGGTAATTTTTAGTAAAACGCTCACTATTTAACATTTGATTGTTTGATAGTTGGAATAAAATTAATTGACTATTTACATTGATTTGAGTGCTATTTATTGGTGTTATTTTATTTATCACACACCAAATAAGCGGAAAAGTACTTGTTCTTGTTCTTGAAGCAATCCAAGCGTTCAACTCTTTTTGGTCGCCATAATGCGTCGTAACTGGAATACCATTTATAACTATATCCTTAAACAACTCTTTTAAGCACTCGCCCTCAATCATAATCCGAAACTATTTTGAAATTCTAAATACTGCGCTGGTACATTTGGATAGTCTGCTTCGTTATCTTTTAAAAATTGCAAATAACTAACGTAACCGCTATTGTTTGAGTTAGTACCGAAGTAATCAACAAACGTAACTCCGTTTCGATATTGTCTAATCGGATGGTTGCAATGATTGCCCTGATACATTTCTACAAACTCATTATATACATCCACTAAATGCGGTGTTGAATCAGCGTTAGTAGCATTTTTGCCCTCAATAACTATTTGACCAAGCGAACTATTAAATGTTTGACTAAAATGGTTTAAATACACGTAATTTGCCATTATTGAAACTTGAAAAGCTCCATTTGTATAACGTAAACCACGCCAAGTATAAAGTTTCCCATCTTTATCATACGAACAACCATCGAATAGATTTAGCCACTTTTGGGGAGCTGTATCTGACAAATCCCCATCTGTGGTATAAAATTCTAAATCAGCGTTCAAAACATTGCCTAAAGTTTCTTGCAAAAATTGAGTTACATATCTATCGATTGACATTTCTAAATCAATAGAAGCATCGCTTGTCGGTTCATTTGTATTCGGAACTGCAAGTTTTCTAATAAAATATGTTTTGTCAATATATAGCATTATGCTTTAGGTTCTGATTTTTTATCTTTTACGAAATATCCTTTTTTATCGAGCGCATCCATAACGCTTTTATCTTTTAAATCGATTGTATCGCCTTTTTTAAATTTAGCCCAATCTTTAGATAATACTTTACTCATAACTATACTGCTGCAATAGCATCTTTAATTGTTGCAATATCATCATAAATGAACGCTTGCTCATCTAATTTTTTAACAAAAGCATGGAAACGGCTTTCTCCTAAAATAACGAATTGATTTTTAATAAAATCATCGTTTACCCATCCAATCTTAACAGTATATGCCATATAGTTTGTTGTATTATATTTCGACATATCTGCAACAAATATTTTACCACTTGGAATTGATTCCTCTGGTATAATTGTCATTCCACCAATTGAAACTTGGTTAAATAACGATGCTGTTGGATATAATGGATTTCCAAAACCATCTTTAGCAGAAACTAATTGAATAAAATAATCAATTGGGTTTATCATTACTAAATTAGCCATGTACGGAACTTCATCTGTGTAATTATGAGTTGTAGCAATATCGGTTACACAAGCATTTACAACATCCATAAAAGTTGGATTTGTAATAGCTAAAGCCATATCGCCAGCAACAAACGTTCTTCCGTAAGTTGTAGCACCTTTTGGGTTTGGAGCGATACCATCACCAAACAAAATTCCTTTTGATTTTTTTAGATTATGTTTTCTAAACAAGAAATCACGCGCAACACTTTCTAAACCAGCAACATCTTGAATAGATTCTTCTGTTAAACGCTCCCATGCAGCAGTTTTAACTGGTGTTGCGTATTTTGTATCCCAAGAAAAATCAATTTGTGTTTTTGTTCCACCCTCTGCTAAAAATGTATAATCACCATCTTTAGGTTTAGCCTCTGTATATGGATAAGCGGCTAAAGTAGTGTTTAAATTTGTGGTTAATGGTAAAACTCCAATTTCACGCAAATTAATATTGCTTAATGGTGCTTGTTGCGTTCCAGTAATAGCTGGTGGAGAAGTATTAGTTCCGCTTGCGGTTGTAATGTTTCCTACTGCTTTTAAAGTTATTTCAACAACTCCATTGTTTTTGAAAGCCGCTTTAATGTCTTCGTGTTTTTCAACTAAAGCAGTTTTTAATTGATTTTCCAAAGTGTCAATTGATGAATTATCTTTCATCTTATCAGTAATTTGGTTTTCAATTTCTCCAGCCATATCTTCTTTAGCTTTTTTAATTGCTTCGGTAAGCTGTTCTTGAGTTAAAGCATTATCTGCTTTTTCCTCAATAGTTCCTAAATATTCATTTTGCAATTCAGCTTGTTTCTCAACTTCTAATGTTGCAAATGAATCCTTGTTGTATCCTTTTGTTTCAAGGAATTTTAAAAATTTGTTCATTTTTTTTACAATTTAATAAATACGTTACTTTTCTTTTTGTTCTCGGTTTGATTTTGAGTGTTTTCCAACGGCTCAACTTTTGAAGTGTCTATAACGGCTTCAATATCTTTGTTTTCTAATGTAGGAGTTGCTGAATTACTACCCATTACAACTGCACTACCCTCTATAATTTTTGCTTCTTTTACTACCCAAAAATAGCCTCTTTCATCAGCTACTTCTTTGTTTGCTACAAGTGGATATATTTCATCCCATAGCATTTTTTCTTCTTTATCCCATTCGGCTTCTGAATTAATTGCCAACTCCAAATTAACATAACGCATACCAACTGAATGATTTTTAACCCATCCGTTTGCATATTGGTTAAGCATAAATTCATTTCTATTTTTTTGGATTGTGCTTTCAAATATTAAAGCCTCTGTTTTACCATCATAAGGTAAACCAAGTTTTTTCCAACTCATTGATTGAACATATCCTTTAGCAGTATCGGTAATTACTTTATCAAAAGACCTATCGTGTTCTTGTAAGTGTAAAAAAGTAACATTGTCCTTTACCGATTTATTCCAAATACCATTTATATGAACATCGCCATGACTATCTAAAAAATTGGTAGTATTAATAACAACTTTTACATTTAGTTCGTTTATGTCAGATATTTGACTTGAAGCATCTTTATTTGTGTCAATTTTCACACTTGTATCAATGTAACCAAATGAAACTGAATCAGCATTTTTGGTAACTGATTTCTTTATTGAAATTAATTCTTTTTTATTTTCCTTTAGCGCTTTAAAAAGCTCCTCTTTGGTGGCGAACTCTTTTTTAGGAAACTCGATGACGTTTATCATTTCTTCACAATTTTATCATTCAACAAAATATATTTTCTTTTCTCCAATGCTTTTTTTAGCTCTGGCGAAATAGATTTATCAGCTAATTTTTTATCAATTTCTTTAATATCCATTATAAATATTTTTTAATTCATTCTCAATATTCAATCCCAATTCTTTAGCAACTTTCAAGTTTTCCAATTTCAATTTAATATTTGCTTCTTTCTCCGCTTCAAATACTTTGTTGAATTGACTATGAGCGAAACTTGGTCTTAAATCCTCCATACCAAAAGCAATCTCCAATACATCAGTAAATTTTTGAAGCATCGGAACTAATGTATAATAAACAAACAACCCCAAACTTTTCTCTTTACCCTCGTTAAACACACCGCCTTTTAATATTAAATCAATCAAATCACTCGGAATATTTAACATTCTTGTTAATTTGGCAAAATCAGCATTAAAAGCATCGTCTAAACCTAATTGTTTTAAATTACTAACTAATTGATTAATACCTAAATTATCTTTAACCGTATGTATTGGCTTTTCGCTTAAAATAGAGCTTGTTACCGATTGTTGTTCTTGTGTTGACATTACACCACCGCTTAAACGTTGTGCGTCGGTTTGGTTCCCGCTTATTAGTATTTTTTTAGTATAAAATAAGTTTCTACCTTTACTTTCAATTGATTCATTGCTATTATCAACTATTTCTTTAACTGATTGAAGCACTGTTGCGCCATTAAACCAATCTCCGTTTATACCACTTAAAGAGTCAATAATGTAAAGATTTTCAAGTTTTAAAATATCTTTAGATCCGTTTGCATTTTTGTACTTAAAGTTACCTTTTAAAGAACTTCTTTTGGTTGTATCACTAAAATATAGCTGTTGATACGCTTTTACTTGTTCGGTAGTTAATTCAATGTTTTCTTTTTTCAAGAAGTAAACAACGTTATTTTGAATGTAACAATAAACATTCTCCATACTTGCATACCAATAGAACTGCCAAATTAATTCTGTCCACGTTTGCTGTGGGTTTGGGCGTGGTGCAATCTCATAAATGTAATCCCTTTTGTATAGCTTATCGTTTTTGTAGGCATCAATTTTAGCAAGGCTTCCATAGTCAGCTACAAATTTACGAACCATTAATAACGCTGGACTATCGATTGTATATTGCGTTGCATCGGTTATTTCATTTTTATTATTACCAAATAATTTGTCAATGAACGAATAGAAAAAGTTTCCCGAGCTATCTCTCTCGACATAGTTAGGTAGTTTGCCAACGCTAAAATTTATATTCCAAGCCATTTATAAAGATGAAAACCCTACACGAAATTAATCGTATAGGGTTCATTTACTAAACTATTAAACCAAATAAAAACATAATTTATGATGTTTCACAACATTATACAAATGCAAATA